CACAGCAAAGCCTTGCGATTAGTTAATTAGTAATAATAATTACTGTAGCTTATTAAATATCCTCTGTAGTTTATCAATAAGTAATTCTAAGTTCTTCGAGTACAGACATGCAAGCACGTCTGTAGCTCTCAATCACTAAGAATTACTAAATAACTATTGACAATTATAATAATATAATATATAATTACTGTATGTCCTAAAGGATTCATAACTTTTCCTATTCCTAGAGTAACTTTTATTAGTTACTTGATGCCCCTATAGCCAAGTGGTAAGGCATGGCTCTGCAAAAGCTCTATCGTCGGTTCAAATCCGTCTAGGGGCTGAAAAGGAAAGCTACAGTAATTATATAACCAACCGATAGCAAGTAGCTAATAATGGTTTAGGGGTCAATTCACTATTATTAGTTACTTGGTATTGGTTGATTTTTACGTTGTAATTCCTTTCTAGATTCCATATCCCTGGAAAGGGGTATGGTTTTTATTTTAGGTTCTATGGTGTAACGGATAACACAGAGGTCTTCTAAACCTCTACTCCAGGTTCGATTCCTGGTGGAACTATTGTATTTCAAGTAAAAAGGGGTTTACTTATGAAAGATGAAATTAAATTAGCTATTGAAGGTAAGGATAGAGACTACTTTCTTAGTAAAGGTATTCCCTTTCCTAAATATTGGTATGGTCACTCAGACCTACCAAAATCAAAAAAGAAAAATAGAGCTTATTCTACAGAAATGAGAGCTTTATCTGAAATGTCTCTAGACCAGTTAGAGGTAGTAGAGATGTTTTGGGGCATTGCCCCTCTTGTAGTTGATAAAGTCAAAAAACTAGATGTAGAATTTGTAGAAAATATTCCAGTACCTACAGCTACAAGGGTTAATTCTTTAGTTCAAACTAAACTATCTATGATTAGTTCAGATGATCGTAAAGAATGGGCTGATAGAGTTGAAGGTAAAGCAGTATCTAGAGAAGTATCTATGGCTCTAGTTACTGATGATAGTGACAATACTGCATCAGCTACAAGGGAGCTTATCCTAGATAAGTTTGATGAGCTAGGTAATATCTGGGCAGACTATGGTAAAGGTTCTAAAGAAGAACAGAAAGAACTAGAACATGATGAGGTATTGAGACTGGAAGAGGTAACAGATGGGGAAACTGAGGGATAGACTTGTACTAAAACTTGGTGAAGTCCATCCTAAAAGTGAATTATTACCCTGGTTGAAGGGTTATATACCACATCCAGACTCTTATATTAGGAACTCAATACCTATTGAGAAAAGACTCTATTATGCTAAGCTAGGTTATACTGAGTTCTTAGCTGAAATGAATATAGAACTCAACTTTGACCAGGCTTTAGCTATTGGAGCTTTAATATCTGGTGACTATCATACTGGTTACATGATTGAACCTCCTAGGTTTGGTAAATCCTTTATCATGGGAGCGTTAGCTAACTATTTAGCCATGCACAGCTACAGCGTGTCTGTAGTTGCATCTAAGTCTTCTAGAACAGCCAAGGTTATGGAACACGCTAGAAGGCATCTGAGAGGTGCTAGTATCGACATGAAGAACATGTTGGTAGAAGAGTCCAAGGCATCAATTAGTAAGGCTGACAAGCTCCTAGGACGGTCTGAGACTGCTTATAGTAAGTCAAGGATTGTCTTTAAGAATGGTAACAAGATTGATACTAAATCTACAGGGGATACATTCTCTAGTATGGACTCAGATGAAAACATTGGTGAAGGTTCTCATGTTCTTATTGATGAGATGGACTTTATCTCAGAACGTGCCTTAACAGAGCTTGGTAGACGTGAATTTGAAAGAGATGATGGTGAATCACTTATCCTTTTTGGTATTAGTAACCCTCGTTTCTTAAACCACTTCCATGAATCTGTTACTAACCCTAATCTGAAGGATGATGAGTTTGTTATTTGGGGTAACATAGTTACCTCAATGGAATCAGACTCAATTAAAATGACTCCTGAAGAGGTACTTGCTTCTGACTTTGCTAGAACTGAAGAGTCTATCAGAATCAACTTACTTTGTGAGTATGATGAAAATAGCTCAGAGTTCTTCAATGCTCCAATGATTGTAGCTCCTAGACATGACATTAGTAGCATTTCACCACGCACTATATCAGCTCTAGGAATTGACTCAGCCTATAAAGGTTCTGATGGTATTACCCTTGCACTGTCTATGTATGACACGCAAGAGGATGCCCTTGTTAGGGTTACTGATACCATCAACTTAAGACCTGATGAATGGTCTGATGCAAGGTCTACAAGAGAAATTGTAGACGGTATAGAGCGTGTAGTTATGAAGTACAATGTAGTATCACTTGCTATTGATACAGGTCAAGGTTCTCACTTGATTGTTGAGATGATGAATAGACCATCCTTTGACAGGGTGACTATATATCCTATTGATTTTGGTGGTAGACCTACTCCTGAAAAGGTAGCAAGTCATGTAGATACTGCATTAATGGCTAGAAATAGAAGAGCAGAGATGCACTTAGTCCTCAGACAGCTTATGCAAGAGAATAAAGTTGTGTTTGCTTCTGAAATTAAGGAAACTCTATTGACTCAGATGAGAGCTATACAGCTTAAGAACAAAGAGCTTGATAAAGTTACCCTAATTGGTAAAGATGTTATCAGACAAGTGCTAAAAAGGTCTCCTGATGACCTAGATGCTGTTATTCTAGCTGTTCATGCCCTAGAACTCTATATATTAGGTGTAGAAGGAGGTAATTAGTGGAAATTGATAGAAAAACTGGCTATGAACTCCTTATAAAAGACAATATAGGGATTCCTTCACAGCTAAATGAGATGGATAACACACTTACCTATGAACAAGTGCAATACTTGGTAACAAATATGCCTGGTATTAACACTATTCTAGAAGGTATTGTTGACTACATCTTTGCAGGTGATATGGAGCTTGTTAAGGATGAAGATAGCTCTATTGAGGGTGAAACTCTCAGAGATATGCTAGATTCACAAAATATCCAAGGAATTACAGTTATGGACATGTTTAAACAGCTCACAAGAGAGCTATTTGAGCAAGGTGCTGTAGGTGTAAGGAAGATTCCTGCTAAACAAGCCCACAATGGTCATAAAGATAGTATTATGATTGTTCCTAAGAACTCTTATGACATCATTTTCAGAGAATCTGAAGAAATTCCACTTGTTTACATGCCTTTTATCTACATTCTAAGACGGTATCATGGCTTAAATCGCAAGAATACCTGGATAAGGGCTTCTGAAGAAGTGGTAGATGATAGGTTTTACATTGATGATGAAGGTAATATTGTCTCAAATGACAAGGATTCTGTAGCTTTAACTTCAGAAGACTTCACAAATATCACTATGGATGGCTCATTCATTGGTGTAAGTCCATTTGAGAACGATAAAAAGCGTACTCATCTTATCTTACAGCTTCTAGATTACTTTATTCATGACTTTCAACGTAATGGTGTTGGTACATTGGCATTTAAACACAATGAATCAATGCTTGCTAAGATGAAGAATGATGGAAATCCTTCAACATCAGCTAAAATCTTTGATACAAGTAATTCTAACGCTGTATTCAATGAGGATGTCAGAAAAGACAACGTAAAATCACTAGCAGACATGCTAGCCAATGTAGAGTACAATGACTCTATCATTTATTCTGACATTTTCAGTGATATGGAACAGTTGACTAGGGATTCTAAACCTAGTGATTACCTAAACCTCTTATCAATCCATGCTACACGCTTCTCTTGTCAAATTTATGGTGTTTCACCACAGGTATTTGACTTGGATGCAGGTACAGGTAACATTGGTAAGGATGAAGTCATTAAGACATTCATCATCCACAAGGTTATTCCTTGGAGAGATAAGATTGCAGTCAAGCTTACTGAAGTAATCAGGCTCATGGGTTATGAAGGTTACACCTTTAGATTCAAAAACCAAGAAACTAAAGATTACTATGACTATGAAAAAGATAATTTCATGTCTCAGACCTTTGAACGTATTCATGAAGCAGGATATACTGAAGAAGCTAAAGAATACCTTTATAAACATCTTCTAGAGGGGGAACAATGACAGTAACCAATTTTGACAAAAATGCTCAACACAGCATGATTACAGCTATTGAGCAAGCACAAACTAAAGACCAACCTTTCATGGCTACAGGAAGTAATGACGCTCCTGTAGTTGTAGGTGATGTCAATAACATTGATGCTGAATCTGACTATGAAGCTAAGTTCATCTATCCTAAGAACTTTGCTATCCAGGGTAATTACACTGATACAGATGAAGGCAGAGAAGTTATTCGTGTATTTAAAGGGGTATCTATTACACCTCGTAAAGCTCGTAGAGTTCGTCATGCTGTAACTACACTTATCCTTTACTTCTCAAAAGTAAATACATCTACTGGTGAGCAAGAAATTATGTCTCTATCAGAAGTTACTGAAGTCTATTCTAAACTAAGTGATGAAGTAGTAGATGCTATGGAAACACTAGTACAGTATGGTCTTGGTATAAGTGACTATGATATGGAATATCTCAGTGATGAATCGCTTGTAGTTCTGTCTAGTCAGCTTATTGACAAAAACTCAGGGTTTTTTCAATGAGACACTAAGTAGAGTACAGAAGTTAGTCTATGATGATGTTAATGGTAAAGTAACCAAGGAAGTAGATAGTAAATACTATGACACTCCTATTGATGATTACTTTGCCTACTGTCTTAGGATTGGTAAACACTTTGGTACATCTCCTAAAGATATATATGAGAATTGGTCTCTACCAATGGTCATAGTATCCTTTGTATGTATCCACAATGAAGGTGTTACTGAGTTTGGTTATCAGCAAGATAGCATGAAAGACAATAAACCTAAGATAATTCATTATGAAAACAACTACATCTACAATATCACTGCAGATATGGTAGCTGAAATGGTTACTGAAGAAAAAGAAAGTAAGTTTGCTCCTGAACAGGAAGCATTAATGTCAATGTATGAAAGGAATTAAACAATGTCTGGTAGTTTGAAAGAGTTCTTTGATGGTAAATACAGTGAAGTAAAATCACTTGGTAAAATTGATGATGCTAAAGTATAC